ATGAGCTTCTATCATCGAACCTCATCCGAACCAGTTTTCGGTACCACGAAAAGCTTTACCAACTCGAGCACAACGAGTATAAACTAAATGAATGTCTCATTCTCGGACTTTAAACCTCATTCATAGAGGAAAAGTTTCGACGACAATTCTCAGATTAATGAGAAAGGCGAATCCAAAAGGATCATGGAGCGACGATATTATCGCGCACCGACGCCGAATTGTCATGTCTGCCATCGCAGCGAACTGTCCACAGACTACTCTGGACGCTACGCTACGAAAGCGACGATCTGACTCATCAGATGAACGGTTAATAGCTGACTTTATGCAGTTTGAACAACCAGTTCACAGAGTCAACAGAGACTATCATTACAACAGAGCCTTACGAGTCACGGCCGATTTGTTTCGACCTGCTTCAAAGTTACGACCCATCCACTTTGTGGATCAACGTTACTACCCTTGGACACTAAATACAAGTGTCGAAGCACCATGGAGCTACGAATCAGGTGTCACCGACATCATTCGTCAGAAACAAGCAGATGGTACGATCCTCGACAATCGAAGATCATTTCATAATCTATACGACGAAGTTTTCGAACGTAATCGATTATTGATCCATTTGATTAAGAACCGCGACCCAAAATTCTGGACAAGCGAAGGAGAACCCATACCTTATGAGTTCACCACACTTCACTCACGAGCACATGTTGTCGATCACAACGAAGATGACAAGATACGCGCTGTCTTTGGTGTAACTAAGTTACTACTAATGGCTGAGCAACACTTCATCTGGCCACTTCAAGAACAATACTTGAATGGAAAGACCGACTCACCTATGCTTTGGGGATGTGAAATGATAAAAGGCGGCTGGCGCAAGCTTTGGAGAAAAGCAATGCGAAAAGCACCCTTTAACACTGTTCTATCAGTTGACTGGAGTCAATTTGATAAACGTGCGCTTCACGAGATCATCGACGATGTTCACACCATCTGGCGATCTTACTTTACTTTCGATGAAGGATACGTTCCGACGAACTTCTATCCGCATACGAATACTAACCCAGAACGAATTGAAAATCTATGGCAATGGATGACTTATTCAGTCAAACATACACCGATCTGCCTTCCGAATGGACACCTCTATTCTTGGACTAGAAACGGAATTGCTTCTGGATTTCAACAAACTCAATTACTTGATTCATTTGTTAATTGCATTATGATATTAACAATCCTGTCCAAATCAGGGATCAACATTGAATCTGAAAACTTTTTCATTAAAGTACAAGGAGACGACAGTCTAACTTGCTTTCCTGAAAGACTATTTCAACAACAAGGCCAACATTACCTTGAGAGACTTGCTACACTAGCATTGGAATATTTCAACGCCAAATTAAACGTCAAGAAATCACAAATTTCTGACACCTTAAACAATATCAAAGTTTTAGGATATACTAATAAGCTTATGATGCCATTTAGATCTGATGAAGATTTACTTGCACATTTAGCCTTCCCCGAACGATCGTTCGGACTTCCTGAACTTGCTGCTTCGGCAGTTGGTATTGCCTGGGCTTCACTTGGCTGTTCCAAAACAGTCTACTCCGTCTGTAGAGATGTACACTCTTTTCTGACAGATAAACTTGGAGTTAGACCTAAAGCGAGTTCTTTCGATTGGTTATTCAAGATGGGACAAACCACAGTTGACGACTTCGTCCTGGAGCGTTTTCCTACCTTTGAAGAAATTTTCAACGTCACTTACTGTGTCGCTGAACGCACCACACGCATGAAAGAAAAGCTGTATCCAACACAAGCTATATCTGCAGGAGGATTTGTGTTCTTACCCTACTAGACGTAGAGGCTAGACCCGCCCCTAAGGATTTTTTTTCACACTAATTTATTACTTTTTAAAGTAAACCTACTAAACAACTAACAAAAT